GTTCGTAGTCAATGACATTGAGTCCACTATTAAATTCATATTCAGCTATACCGCTTACCCATCTTTCGATGGGGTCACGTAATGCAACCAAATATCTATCGCTTTTAATCAGTTTGTTGCTGTGACTAAATTTAAATGATCCTAACAAACATCCTTTGACAAAGCTACTGGCATTCTTAGGCACATGGATGAATGTTAGACCTTTAGTGTACCAACATTCACCCAAGGTATGACCAAGGTGCGCCCATCGATCATACCCTGTTTTCATTACTTACTTTGTGCTGGTAAGATGAAATTGTATGTTGCTAGACCACTGTTAACAGTGATCTGTGCCGCACCTTCATCTGAAATCTTAACAGTTTTATCACCTGGTAGATCTAAGATACTGATAACAGCTTTAACTGGCCAACTCCAACCTTTGCTTAGTGTACCTGTAACACCTGCTTGGAACACAAAGTTACCTGCGTGACTGCTATGATCACCAAATGATAACTCTAAATTACCATTGTTGGTCTTAGCAGTAAAGTTTGCTTCTTCTGCATTGGCACTGGCTTGGAATTTAAGTCTTTGGATATTGACCACTGAAGGTTCAAATTCTACATTCCAATTCACTGCTCGCATTTTAACTGTTTTGAGTTTGTCGTTGACAATCTCTTGGCTCATAAAACGATAGTCGTTTTTAAAGTCGCCAGCGGCATTTTCAAAATGTAAACCTACAGCAACTTGTTCACCATTGCGATCTTGTTTGGTAATTGAAATTTTAGCATTTTCTTTGTATTCAGGAATGCCTAAAATAGTACTTAACTTACCTAAGTTTGGCATGCCAAACGTACCAATGAATTCTGCTACTGGTCCGTTTAGTTTAGCCTGTACAATAACACTGCGATCTTCTGCTAATGCTTCGATAGCTGTTTCTGAATCTGTGCCTGTGATTTTGACTAAGTCAATAATGCCTAAGCCATGTGTGTTTTTAACGATGTCTAATAGATGGTCTCTCATGTGTTTCTCCTTTGATAATTGATTATATATGATTTATTTAGATCGTGCAACAGTTTTGATAAATTTATTTTGATAATATCGCTCCCGCAGCTTGTGCTCTTTTTACAGTAGTTAGCTCTCCAGGTTTTTGGATTTCTGCCCAACTAATAGGTATTTCTGATTGATACTCATCTTCAAATCTGATAATTTTAAAACCTAACTCATTACATATAGTTTTTAATCGTCTTTTGCTAAAGTAATACTTAATATTTTTTTCTGCTAATTCAGCTGTAGAATCTATATCACAGTTATTGTAATTAAATAACAGCGTTCCTCCGGGTCTTAATAAACTTAAAAATTTATTGAGGTATGCATTAATTTTGTCAGATGGAAAATAAGTTAAAAAATCCCAAACTAAAATCATGCTAAATTGATTTTGAGGCAATAAGTCTATGTCTTGATAGATCCTCAATCTTCTTTGATATTGTTCTGGATATTCTTTTATTAAATTTTCTAATAGTTGATTACGAAATTTTTCTGACCAAACAACTACAGCTTTTTGCGTATCATTCTTATCAAATTTAACTCCTACTTGTGAACTAACATCAACTATAAGATATAATGGATCACTAGCGACCATAAGGTCAATCCAGGTTTTAGAGGGCGGGTATAATATCAATCCTGGATATTGCCATCTACTATTGGATGCTACTGCACTTCTAATAGAATCTAATATTGTTTTTTGGCTATCGGGATAAAATTGATTATCTATTAATTGATTTTGTTTTTGAAATTCAATTATTTCATCTCCGACTGTATCTATTTTTTGTTCGACTGTTGAAATTAAATTATTTAAATCATTGATGATATTTTGACTATCAACTTTAATTTTTTGATAATTATCAGTTGCTATCGCTAATGAATGTACAAATTCAGTCGTATTAATCGAATTTATTATAGAAATTTTTTCATCGACGATTTGATCAATTGATAATTTATTAACAATATCAACAAGACTATCATGAAAGTTAATTAAATCAGTGAGCTTTGCCATTATTCGAATGTAAACAAGTTATCAAAAGTTGTAGCAATCTGTGTGTTTTCACTGATCTTCCAATCCAGTACCCCAAGTAAATTTTCTACCTTTTGGTCTACAATGCCAGCTTCCATACTATCTTGATCAAACGGTAATTCTTTAAACCACGAGGGTATATGGCTTTCATCAGTTGGGTACCCAATTGACGTATAGCCCAATGGATTGTCTTTGAGTTTACATACGATGGTTTTCATACCGTCAACTATAGCCATGCTATAGTTGTCATTCATCATGCGTTTCAAATTGTTCCAGTTCATGGCCGCACGCACATGCCCTGGCATGTTGGCTTTGCCTAGGCGTTCTTCTTCTTTAGTATATTTGGTCAAGTTGTTGACACGTTTAGGTGTACCCTTTTCCCAAGCCGGACGTTCTGTGAACACCAATTTAAACTCACGCACCTTGTCTATAATCTTTTCACGTTCAGCACCAGTCAGGACATCCAACAGGATTTCACTCAAGAAGTCCTGTATGACTTTGGGAGTATCTGATCGTTTTAGGTCAAGACCCATGGCTTTTACTTTACCTGGCGCGCCATGTGTATCTAAACGTTTACCTTCCATGTCATAGATCAACACAGCATAACGTTTCTTTTTGATAAACAGGCCTTTGAGTGCTACCAGCTCACGACCACCTTTGATCAGTTCACCTTGACGACGTGGAGTATGGAAAGCACGTTCACAGAATTGTGGGAAACTCTCATTGACTTGATCAGCGATGCTGTCATACAAACCCACTGCTATGTCTTTGTTCCATTCCATCTTGCCTGCTTCAACATCTGCCCGGACCATTGGATACGCTGAGAAGTAACATGAGTCTGTATCACCATAGATGATCGCTTCACCTACGTGATCATACTTGCCTGTGATACATTCGTTAATATAAGCATCCATATGGCGGGCGATAGTACGACCAGTTAAGGTAGTTGACTGTCCAATTCGCTTGTCAAAGAAACGACAACCAGGGTTAAGGATAGCACCATACAAGCTGTTAAGATTAATTTTCTTAACCAATTGTCTTTTGTCCCAAAATGCTTTGTCTTCATCTGTAGTTGCCTCTTTCTTTTTAGCCTGCATTTCTTGTCGCTCAGCATACCAACGTTCTAGCAAACCTGGCACGACACCTTTGCGTTCATTGTTGAAAATAGTTCCATTGGCTGATAGGATCCAAGGTTTATTGCTGTCAAATATCAATCGCCAAACATCTGCGGCACTTAGCACATCACTGGAGCCATTAGCCCAATCTATAGTTATTTCAGTACCTGGTTCCATGTTCATTACTGATGTATATTCTAAACTGCCAAACAAACCTTCCCAGGCGTCAGCGAATGACGAACCTCCAGTTTGTTTTTCTTTGATATAGTGCTCAGTCATTACTGGACGCAGTTGCCCTACGATAGTTTCCGGCCCCATGTTAAGTGCGCGAATCGCTGATGGATACAGTGAGTTGATGTCGATAGCACCAATGTAGTCATGCATACCTGCTTTAGGAGTCGCTACATACGCACCTGCGGCCTGTGTATCAAACTGTTCATCTCTGTTACGATTTGGAACAACCATACCCAGTTGATGTGCTTCATTGATAATAGCCTGTTCAGTAACTGCTACAGCACCCATGGTAGTCTGTAACAGCACAGTATTATCATGTGCTAGTTCATTGGCTAGATCTAAGAAGCGTAGTTTCTTATCTAGTTTGGCCAGTAGTGCAGTGTCCTGACGGTTATATTCAATAAACTTAGGAAAGTCTTGATTGTACAGTTGATCTAATGTACCTTCATACTGTGTCTTACGTTCATCTAATTCATATTCAGCGATAGCATCTAGACTGTAACTATGACGTTCTTCATAGGTATATTTGCGATACAGTTGCATATAGTCCATATGAACACGACCAATCAAATCAAATGTCATATTAGCCGCACCAAAGCGTTCAAACTCACGCTGTTTAGGGAATTGACCCCATAGACAAAAACGTCTAGTATCATCTTTGCTTAATACACGATTGGTACGTTGTACCATGTACGGGATATCGAAACCTTCTGAGTTCCAACCACTTAAGATGTCTGCATCATCAATCAAGTCCAAGAATGTTTTAAGTAAATCTTCTTCACGTTCCATTAGAAAACAGTTGTCATACTTCTTGGCTATCTCTTCTGCTGTTTCCCAGCTCATACTCTTAGGGGGAATCACCATGGTAACTAGTTTATCTAGCCAATCTAGATATACTGACACCGCGGTGATTGGATTGAACGGATCTTCTGGTTTACTAAAACCTCTGACAGGGTCAAAATCAACTTCAATGTCGAAGAATGCTGTTTGTAATTTGGGGGACTTCTGTCCAAGATAGTTTTCTTCTAGGCAACGGAACACGGGATTGATGTCACTTTCCCAGATACGTTTGCCCGAATTGATTTTAAGTTCTTTGTGGAACTCTTTGCCTATGCGTGTTGAGAATCTTGATACAGGTGTGTCGTAGATCGTGCGGAACTTACCACGAGGATCGTCGTAGTAAAATGTATAACTTGCGGGATATTCTCTATATTCTCTTTGACCGTTGACTCGCTCAACAATATAGATACGATCTTTTGTTCGATCGAACAGTGCGTCTACATAACTCATCTTTTTCCTTTTTGTGCGACTTCTAGCTCACACACACTCTGCATGCCCAATATAGGCGGTATTCTATTAATTATACAACAATCTAATATAACCTGCAAGATCAACTATGAAAATAGTTAGGCTGGTCATAAATAAACCAAAACTACCACGACTGACCGCTGACCACATGCTGATTGATAAACAACAAAAAAACATAGGGTATACTAACAAAAATGGTACATTTGGCACAGTCAAGGTAAATGTCATACATACTACTATGTTCAGAAACCAATTAATAGTTTCAAATATTAACCTGACAGGGTGACTATTCCAATCATCACGAACAAATTGTACAGTTTTGTGCCAATCAATTTGCATGTTGATCTTTGAATTTTATTAGTTTAAAAAAAGCAAAAATTTTAATATACATATAAGAAATATCAAATTCAAACCATCTTCGAGCATTGTTAGGATTCCATGGGTCATTATGATGATATGTATGTAATTCTTCGCCAGCAAATAAAATACCAATTGGGAATAAAATTTTTGATTTATCTTCACCACGAGATTGAGCATAACTAAATGGTCCTTTGTGTAATAGATAATTCATGACAAACGGAATTATATACCTAAGGAGAATCATATAATGGAATAGCGTCAATAATAAAGCATTGATAAATCCAAAAAATAGATAAAATATGAAAAATGTAACAAAATAGCTCAATTGGATATCTACCCAACCTAGGAATTCTTCCTTCCAATTTAAAAATGTAAGTTTTATCATGGTCGAGTCATATACATGCCGTTGCATCCAATCATCTGGTGATTTTACATCTGCAGCATAGTGTTGCACTTCTTCAGGGGTTACATAGTATGGTCTATTTGGATCAGTATGGTTGAAATCAAAAATACCAAAAAATCCAACATGGTACGGACTATGCGGGTCTAATTTTGTATCACTATACAAATGATGTTTTCTATGTTGAGCTGTATAGGTCTGCTGATAGTTTTTCCAATTCCATTTATCTAACCAAAGAATAAATCTGAACACATGACTAAGTCCAGGGCTGCATTCAAATTGATTGTGTGCTATTCCTCTATGTAGATAGATAGACAACGCTACTGTAAAAAGATGGATATCAATTAAAATAGCAATAACAGCAGATAACATTAGTAAAACTTTTAAAGCGTACGACCAACTGTTTCAAGAATATCTGTGAGTGTTTCGTGATCTTGATTGGTTTCGCTGAGTTTAGATTTTTGAGCAATCTTAATAGCTTTCTTTAAGATAGCTGGTTTGATTTGTAATTCTTCTGCTACTGCTTTAACTGTATCATTTAAACCTGCGTTTAAATCTTCAATTTCAGTTAATACAGCAATACCCTCATTAACTAATTGAGTCAATTTACTACGTTGTTCTGAACTGAACATTTTTGATGCCATGTTATATCTCCCTGATAATTGATAATTTCTTTTT